GAAATACGTCAAAATGGTGGGGCGCTAAACCTCCTCAACGTGGATACGGTAGCAGATGAAAACATTCCAAGAATTCCAAGAAAGTGCCGCAATTGCAAGAGGTGCTCTAAAATTACTTAAATCAGCATCAAAGGGCGCTAAAGTCACAAGAACTGCTGATGGTGGACGTAGAGTTACCTCTGCTGCAAGAAAGGCAAGAACCGTAAAACCAAAAGCAGTTCCTCCTCGTGGTCCAGGTGAAAATACATGGGATAGAATAGATGCTAGAAGAAGTATCACAGATAAAGTAGCACTAAAAAAGGCAGGATTCAAGAGAAGTAGTTCTGCACAGGAACCTAAAGAAACTGAAGCATGGGCATCACCTCATCATTCCACTACGGTGGGCACTTATAAAAATCAAAGTGATTACGTTATAGATCAAGTACCACATAAAAATCTTGGATCTGGAAGAGGGAGATCTAAAGTAAGATCAACTGCATCTAGAGTAAGACAAGCAAAAGCATTAAGAAAGCAGTTAGGTGGTGATCGTACATCAAAACCAGTACATGATGTTGCAATTCTAAGTGATAGATCTTATGCTAAAAATAACCCAGAAGATTTGATCTCAAGAGGTAGAAGTTTCAGGAAAGAAGTTGGTGCCGTACCTAGTGCATTAAAGAAAGCAGGTGCAAAACCAGGTGATAAAGTTACTTCAGAACCTTCAGGAATTATGAGTGGTGAAGACAGAATAAAAGGAAAAGAAAAAAGAGATAAGATCTATACGAAGGTATTGAAAGCAAAGATGAATCCAAAGACTGGTAAGACGATGGGTACATATAGAGATATGGATAATAACTAAAACCTAAATGTTCTTTATTCCCTAAAATAAATGAAAAGCTTTCAGCAATTTCAAGAAAGTGCCGCAATTGCAAGAGGTGCTCTAAAATTACTTAAATCAGCATCAAAGGGCGCTAAAGTCGCAAGAACTGCTGATGGTGGACGTAGAGTTACCTCTTCCGCAAGAAAGGCAAGAACCGCAACTCCAAGAGCAACCATGACTCGTGCTGAAAAAGGTGAAACCTTTAAAAGTGTAGGTGAAAAACAAGTTAAAAAAGCACAAATTGATCCCAAGTCAAAATTCTTTGATCCAGTAAAGCAAAAGGAATACAAGAGACAAACATCATACTGGGGAAATAAGGACAGAACAGTTCTTTCTGGTGCCGCACCAAGAGATCGTAACATTACAATTGCAAGATCTGCTGCAAAGAAAGCGGGATTTAGTGGTGGCGGAAATAAGAATCGTGTAGATTTTAATACAAAAAATAAAGATTATACAACGTATCCGTATGATAAGTATCCTGATGGAATGTCACATCCAAAAAGTAATACTCAAGTAGATACTCAGATTGAAACTCTACCATCAGGAAGAGTTGCTGCGGCAAGAGGAAGTGGATCAAAACAACCAGAACCAGTCAAAAGACCAAAAGCATCATTAGGAACTTTTGGAAGAACGCAACGTAGAGTACCTTCTACAGATGAAATCACAAGAAATATGAAAGAATATCTGCGTAGAGTGAAAAAGACTGGTGGAAATGAAAGACAACCAGTTCACAAGGTTGATTTTATTCAAAGATCTGATGCCACTCTTTATAAGAATGAACTAGATAAGTATGCAAGAAAGAGAGGTAGAAACTTTGTTCAACAACAAAAAGATCTTCCAAAAAATCTTGAAAAAGCAGGCGCTAAGAAAGGAGATATTATTAGTGGTCAACCAGCACCAATGATGAGTGGAGAAAAGGCTCAGCAAGGTATTAAACAAAGAGAAAAGATGTATTCAAAGCGTTATGGTAGAAGAGTTCAAGGTTTAGATCCTAGTGGTCGTGTGAGAGCAATGATTGGTGCAGTTGGTGGAGAAGTTAAATAAATTCAAGACCAGTTTAATAAGTGGCACATAGGGCACTCCAGAGCACTCTGGGTGCCCTATAATATTTTCAGTTCAGACAAACAGATCTCATGACTGCTTCCACCTTTGAACAGTTTGTTGCTGAGCAGGATGCCCGCAACACTATCCAACTCAACGTGACCAAGTGGTGCTACATGCTGATTGATGCTCTCAAAGACAACTACCGAGAGTATGCAATTCGTGGTCATCAGAAGTTTGTTGGTACTGATGCTGACACTCATGAGTATCATCGGCGTAAGATTGATGAACTCAAATCTGGTAAAACTGACATTGATTATGTGATTGAGAGTGGTAAGAAGTACCACAAAATCATTATGATTGATGGTGGTGGTTCCCGTTCGGTTCATGCTTTTGTGGATCGTAAGACTGGTGAACTCTACAAGTCTGCTTCCTGGAAAGCACCTGCTAAAGGTGTACGTTATGATTTGCGTATCATTGAGCAGCGTGAATGGTTGCTTAAGAATGCAGATTGGTCGTCGGGCTACCTTTACGCTCGCTGAATCATGAAGAAACTATTCTTATTTCTCTCTCTTTCTCTCATCCCATTGCCTGCATCTGCAATTACATGGGATGAATTTTGGAGACCTTTCACATATGAACGTCCTTACTATCAAAGACGTTATGTTCCAATGTGCGATAGACGTGTTTATCGTGAAGAATATATTCCAGGAGACTATTGGAATCCTGGATACACGAGGAGATGGACTGAGATCATTCGTGTCCCATGCTATGATACTTACCGATGACAACAACTAGCAAACTGATTTTTGTTTCTTCATTCATTTGGTTTTTGCATTGGGGTTCATGCCTTACATTACGCATTCTGGATATGGTTATCGTAAACGCCTCTGTGAGGATGTTGCCACTTGGTTTCTAAATCGTTTTTTTCCACGCCATAAGATTCATGTTGAAGTTCTTCATCGTGGATTGAAACGTGAAGGTGTGAATGGTTACTGTGACACAGTAGGTGATCAGTATCGCCCTCGTGAGTTCTTGATTGAACTGGATACTTATATGGATGATGAGTTGTACATACAAACTCTTTTACATGAACTGACCCACCTGCGACAGTGGGTGGTGGGTTCTCTGCGGGTTCGTTATGGAAAATTGTGTTATTCTAAAGAACCTGTGGAGAAGTATGAGTATTGGTATCAACCACATGAAATAGAAGCACGAGAACAGGAAGAGAAACTGTATCTGGAATATCTGTTTGAAAAGAACGGGTGGGCGGTTCCTCAAGTGGCACAGTTCTTCCCCAACCGCCTGCGACAGGCAGTATAATTACAAGGTAATCAAGAGAACACCTCATGACTTCCCGAAAGCAAATGATTGCAAACATTGAAAAAATGGTTGACGCTAACAAAAAGTTCCATTCTTTGGATCAAGACGATCAGCAAGATCTTCTTGTGAACTTTTACAATGAAGATTGTCACGGAAATATTTCATGGGATGATTATGTGCTCTCCAATTGCTTTCTGAACGAACTCATCAACTGATTATGAAACTCTCTACTACATCTATTTCCAAGATTGCTGATGCTCTCAAACCATCAGTGCTTGAGTACATCTATGCCGATGAAGCATTTACTGAATACATGCAAACTGCCATAGTTGAGGGTATCCGTGGAACCATGGGTGCTATGGATGAGGATTTACTTTTTGAGTTGGGTATGCTAATCTTTGATCGTATTGAATTGAAATGATGGTTGAAACACTAATTGCTGGTCTTACATGCGGCATTGCCACATTCTACGGTGTAGGTGATGGTTTTCATGGTCAAACTACTGCAAATGGAGAACGATTTGATGCTTACCGTTGGACTGCTGCTCATCCTTACATGCGTATGGGAAGCAAAATTAGGGTTACAAACCAAGACAACGGAAAACAAGTAATTGTGAGGGTGAATGATCGTGGTCCATATTCTCATGCTGACTTGGATCTTTCTTATGGTGCTTTCACTCATATTGCTTCTCCACGCAAGGGCAATGCTGTTGTTTGTTGGAGAGTAGTAGGTTAAAAATGAAAATCATAATACATACAAAGTACGGAATTTTTGAAAGTAAAGAACAAGAAAATACAGATGAGGTTTATGATAAACTGAAAGAGTTTTTATCAAAGATTTCAGATTACAAATATATTTCAATAGAAACTGAAAAAGGGTTTATGTATATGAATTCTACTATGATAGATGAATCTCTGTTTTTACTTGAAAGGAATTAATCAAATGAAAAAACTGCTTGCTCTTGCCGCTGTTCTGATCGCTGCTGCTCCTGCAGTTGCACAAGAACAACAAACATATCGCCCTTTCACATATGAAACTCCTTGTATGCTTGAGGCGGGTGCTCAAACCTATCCTGATGTATGTAAGGTAGTTGAAACCCGTGAAAAGAGTGGTGCTCTTCGCACACGCAACATTTACTCCAATAAGTTTGGTTTGACCATCAAAGGACGATTTGACAAAGAGAAAGGTTATATGACCTGGGACAGTCACAATAAGTATGAATATAAGTGGGAGTATAAAGTTGGCGGATCTGGTGGTGCAGATGGACTGGGTGCCTGGACATATGTAATGCCTGGTTTTTTACTTCAAAACGTTAGTTGGGACTAAAAATGACTGAAATACAAGTAAATCTAAATGTGCAGGAAATCGGTATTATCCTCTCTGCAATTCAAAATCTTGAAAATGTTGATGAAATTCGCCTTGCAAGAGAATATGGAAGTGCTTCTGCACTATATAACAAACTCTATTCCTGCTGGGAGCGGATGGACAGATCGGAAACTGGACTACGTTACGACGTGGTGCCCTCCTTCTGACCTATAATACAGAGGTAATCAAGGGAACACCCCATGAAACCCTATCCTCTTGGACTTGATAATCCCTATAAGATTCTGGGAATTATCGGCACATCACGTTGGGGTTTGTATCTTCGTGAACCATTTCAAAAAGTGGCAGAGTTTGCAACTGAACATCAGGCATATGATGCTCGCCGTGCTCTTCTAAAATCTCAAGGTTACAACGCATGAAAGTAACTTACCTTTATCTTGGTGTGATTGCCATTCTCATGTGGAATGGATTGATCATCAAACGTGATCAAGAACTGTTCAAGGCATATGATGCCTGCACTCAATTCACACATCATCCCGATTGCCCCTACAAAAAATGAACAAAGACGACATCAAACAATTCATCAAGGCATTTATGGATTTCAGCAAACATGTAGAAGCACAAGAAATGTATCACAATGCCAAGCAAGAATATCTTGATTACGAACTGCGTAAAGAGCAATCAAAAATGGTAATTGAGAGTGAAATTGAACAAAAAGCAGCAGAACTAGAAGTAACTGTTGATTATTATATGGCAGAGTTCATGTGATGAATGATCAGACAAAACTGATACTTGCACTGATGCAGATTGATAATCTTACCTCTTTGACCGCAGGTAATGAGTATCAATCTTTTTTGTATTCACATCTGATTTCAGTTCAGATTGAACTACAACGTCAATTGACAAATCTCAAACATTCGACTACAATCAAGGAGTAATTTAAAACAACAAATGAAGTATCTTTACATCGTTACCTACTGGGTTCCTTTTCCTTCTTCGGAATATGGTGGCACGATCAGTTTAATTGCAGAGTCTGATACTGAAGCATTTGAAATTCTTACTACTTCTGATGATTTTGATGACAGTTATACAGATCGTATCATGGAACGTGTAGTAAATGCTCATAAATTTGCTCTTGCAAATGAAGAGAAATCGCGTATTGTTGACGTATTCATTACTTGATATATGAAGTACGATCCCAAAGTCAACGATTATGTAAAATGGAACAACAGTAAAGGTGTTGAGGGTTGGGTGTACTTCAAAGGAACAGAATACATTACCATAGAAATGGGGGTACGCCCAAAAGATTCAGAAAATCTTTATGCCTGTTCTATACACACTAATGAACGATTGCTTGTTCTTTGCTACAAATCTGAATGGAATCAATTAGAATATGTCCGATCAAGAGAATCAATCCATGAAACCTAAAAATCCATGGAGATGGTGGGCAAAGGCACTGGGTGAAAAGGCATCCAAATGTGATAAAGAATCAGATAGAGTTGCAACCATTCGCACTGTTATCTTTGCAACTTATCTGATTACCAACTGTTTCATCGTTGCTGGTGTGATTCGACACTGGAACAAACAAACTCAAATTGAAATCTTTATTGAATCGCCTTATGAAGTACCAGGTCATCTACAACAAAAACAAGAAGAAATCAGTATCCAAACAAGTGGCAACTTTTTATAATATTGAGGATGCCATTATGTGGGAAAAGCATGTTAAGGAACAGGAGTTCACCGATGTCGAAATAGTTCCATTATTTTCATAAATAGAAGCAAATCATAAAGAAGCAAGTTACTGATATAATGGCTCTTACTATTACTAAAACAGGACCATTTTTTACTACAGTTGGAAGTGCCATTTCTTTTAGTGCTCTACGAAATAATTTTACTTTAAAAGCAGATGGAAGTATAAGCGCCTCAGTTTTATTACGTGATACAATACCATCTCAAAGTGAACCCATAGTTCCAGACGCAACAGAAAATTCAGGAATTAGTTCTACAAGAAATAATTTATCTTTATCACAATTTAGAAATTCAATCAAATATTATAATATTACACATAGCGGTACAGAAACAAATTATAATATTACAGGATCAATTAATTGGAATGGAAATCTCAATAAAACCATTATAAAGAGTGTATATTTAACTGGAACTTATGGGTCTTTAAGTGCATCATCCCCTGCTGCAACCTTTGAAGGTGATACTCAAAATGTAAGATTATATGTCAGTGGAAGTGTTATAGGGGCAGGTGGAGCATCTGGAAGTGGAAATGGTGGAGATGCTCTTAGAGTTAATTCTACCACTGGTGCAGTTACAGTCATCCCCACAAACACATCAAGAATCTATGGTGGTGGTGGAGGAGGAGCAAAAGGTTCCGATGGTATTAAAGGACTTAATGGAGCTTGTTCATTCTACAGTTATTATGATGCTGCCATAAGTTGTGGTAGTGATCCTGTATGTGGTAGTGACTTCTTAAACAGTAAAACCGCAGATGGAACTTGTAATTGTGTAACGACGGTAACTGATGTTTGGTATGAACCACCATCTCCCCCATATTATGCACCTCCAGAACCATACTATCCACCTGTATATGTTCCATTTGTTGTTGTTGGATTTCAACCTACAGCTTGTCCAGATCCAGAAATGCCGATTCTCATGGCAGACGGAACTGAAAAGAGAGCAGGTGATCTTCAAGTAGGAGATTTTGTTCTGACTCAACATGAAAAAACATTTGAATGGGGCAAATATCAAGTAAGTTATGCACAGTTGGATTCATCTGAAAAATATAAACTTATCTTCACACACTTATCTGGAGATGAGAAGTTCACCAAAGAAGTCATTGTTTCTGAATCACATTCTTTCCATGTAAAGAATGATAAATGGAAAAATATCTGGGAATTAGAAGTCGGAGATGTCATAGAACAGTATACTTTAATTTCTTCAGAAAAAATTGGTCAAGGATTGGTTGTTCGGATTGAAATTGAAGATGCACATACTTATGTTTGTTGTGGATTCTTAAGTCATAACATAAGTAAGTTTGCACCACCGATTTTTCCAAGTCCGCCACCTATGCCAGCAATTCCACCTGCTCCAATTAACCCACCATCACCAAACATGGGCGGTGGCGGCATGGGCGGCGGTGGTGGCGGCATGGGCGGTGGCGGTGGTAAATCCGACCTACGCCTGAAGAAGAACATTCGCCCAATTGTGTCTAATGATCTAAATATTGTACAAAAGTATTGGAATATATGACGGTTCTTGAGAAATTATTGTCACTCCGTGGAGTTAAGTTTGAATGGAATGATAAGATGTATGAATTGACTGGTGAAACTGGAACTGAATATGGTGTAATTGCTCAGGAAGTTCAAAAAGAATTTCCTGAGATGGTTTCTGAAGCATCCGATGGATATCTGGAAGTTGATTATGTTCAATTGATTCCTGTGATGATTGAGGCAATCCGTGAACTTAAGAATGAAATCAATACTCTCAAACAAAGAGGTTTATAACCATGCCTTACTATACAGTCACAACGACAACCTGTTCAAGTACACAGTATAAAGGACAGTGCCGCAAAACAAATACCTATGAAGTTGTTGGTGGCAATGGAGGAACTGGTGGTAGTGGTGGAGTTGGAGAAGGTTATTTACAGAGTGCTGCCGAAGGCGTTGCAGGTACGGCAGGTGTAACAAATCCTTGCCCAGGAACTGATTTTGGAGAGGGTGGAGCAAAAGGTGCCGATGGTAAAAAAGGAGGCACTGGAGGTTCATATGGACAACCTGGAGAAGGAAATGGAGAGGACATTACATCAATAAAATATGTTGCAGGTGGAAATGCAGGTAATGCAATTACAGGATCAAATTATCTGATTGATGATGGAACTTTTGGTGGAACCAGATCTACATTTAAAGGATCACTTGTAGGATCACTCAATTAATGCTAATATATAACAATATGTTGTGATTAAAAACTCATGGACAAAAATTATCCTTCAATTGGAGAACAGGGACAAAATCTTGCTAAGTTCACGTTTCAGGTGATTAAAAAAGCACTACAAAGTGAATCACTTTTTGTGTCTTCCGAAGTTAAACAAGAACGCCTGGCAATCTGCCGTGGTTGTGAATACTATGACCCAGGGCAGAACAGATGTAAGGAATGTGGTTGTTTCCTGGACCAAAAGGCAAGTTATGCAATTGACTCATGCCCTATTCATAAGTGGGACGAATCTGATATTGACTGGACTCAAAATAAATTCAATGAGATTCTAGAATCTATTGAGGCAGGTAATAAAAACCAAACACCAGGTAGAGATGAGAATGAAGTTCCTAATTTTCCATTGAATCCAGAACCTGGAGATGCCTATCAGTGGAATGGACATACATGGGTTTGGAATGGTGTGATGTGGGACTTTGATGTAGCTTAACCATAATACCAATAGAATCCTCTGTAACTATAACGCCCAGGATGTTTCAAACTTTTAATTAGACCAACACCAGCACTATTTCCACGTAGTGCTTTCATTGCTTCAGTAATACTCTCATAACGGGGACCTAATCTCTCCGTTTTTTTGTGTATACCAAACACTGATTTCTTTTTACTATTCTCTTCAACAACTGACCATTTATATCCATAACATCTATAACAGTTACGGGCACAAGACATTATATTTGAATTCTTTCTTGCATTACCCGTTACTTCTTCTGCTGCTAGTGCTGCTGATTCCCATATCTTAATCTCACCAGTTTCAAGATGCTTACCTTGTACTTTATGTCCAGTACGTTTAATGTTTCTACGATCTTGATTGGTAAATGTATGTAAGTGCCTAACTTGCTTTACTTTATCTGGTACAATAGGTATTAAATCTTCTTCATCATCCTCCTCTTCTTCATCAAAGATTCTAAAGTTATAGTTCTCACCATTATAAGAGTTATAGTGTCTTATCCATTGTTCTCTTTTATCATCTAGTTCTCTTTCATCACATTCATCTAGTTCTTGTATACCAAAGCGATGTACACCATATTGACGAAATGCTCTGTGTAGTGGTTCAGGAGACATTTTGTTTGATAATTGAATGTGTGATTGCCATTCTTTATTCATGGGTAAGAGAGTGCTTCCCACGTATTTCAATCCATTCTCCTTGTTTGTGATTAGGTAGATGATACCCCTTGCCATAGGTATAAATTCGTAGTGTTTACTATTCTAGTTATAGTGTATTGGGTACTATTCTAATTATGAGACTTTTCCGTATGTGTGAGAATGCCAATAATACGAAAAAATTAGTTGTTGTGAGATATAGTGATAATATTATATGATTAAATAGTTGTTATGTCTTAATTCTTATAATGCCTTCTAATGCTTATAATCTCCTAATGCCTTCTAATGCCTTCTAATGCTTATAATCTCCTAATGCCTTCTAATGCTTATAATCTCCTAATGCCTTCTAATGCCTTCTAATGCTTA